CCAGCACCACCACCACCACCACCTAGTCCAGGAGTTCCTGCGGTAGCAACAACTGTGGCTGTGCCTCCTGTTCCACCACCTCCTGGTCCACCTGTACCGGCTGTACCGCTACCTGGCTGATATGGAGCTCCACCACCACCACCACCGCCATATATATTGCCTGTGTACGGCCAAGTATAACCTGATCCACCTGAGCCGCTTACATTTGGATTTGCATTTGATCCGACTGAACCGGCTCCACCGCCACCACCAGCAGATGCTTGCCACATAATTGGATAAGCAGGAGACGCGGCACTATAACCTGTTCCTCCTGGATAGCCCTGTTGTGTAGGTCCTGGATAATTGCTCGCTGTACCTCCAGTTGTATTTGAGCCGGCAGGACCATATGTTGATATAGCAAATGATCCGCCACCACCGCCACTGCCGCCTGGTAGACCTGGACTGCCTGCGCCATAAGGCCCGCAAGGTCCGTTAGGCCCTGCGGCTCCGCCGCCACCGCCACCGCCAACAGTATTCACAGTGGTAATGTTAGGTCCCGATATATTACTACTGAAGCCTGGATTACCATTTTTATTATTTTGTGGAGTGCCGGATACTACTAGTCCTTCTCCGCCTCCTCCAACAGTAATAGTATAATTTACTCCAGTTGATATGCTAGCTGACCCGTATAATAATCCGCCGGCACCACCACCGCCTCCGCTCCAAGCTCGACCAACGTCACCACCGCCAGAGCCGCCACCAGCTACGACTAGATATTGTACAGTATATGTTGCTGGCGGAATTGGAGTGTTACCTGATATACTACCAGGGGGTCCTATGCCCATTGCTACTTGTCCGGTTATTGTTACGCCCATGATTTGTTTTTCCTGTTAAGCTGTATATGTAAATGACTGAGGTGATGTTGGTGTTGCTGTTGTATATGTTAATACAGTCATTCCTGGTGCTGCTGGAGGAGTTGTTACTGTAGCACCAGTAGCTGTACCCGGATAGTTAGAAGTAGGAACTGCTAATATAACCACCCCTGATCCGCCAGCTGTTGTTCCCGAAATGCTTCCACCACCTCCACCTCCGCCACCTCCGCCGGTACCAGGAGTACCTGCTATACCTGGATTGATAGTAGGGTTAGTATATCCGCCGCCTGCTCCACCACCGCCAGTACCGCCCGGGGCTCCAACATTTCCGTTAAAATTGCCGCCGCCGCCGCCACCAGCATAGGTATTGCCGGTAAATGGCCAAGTATATCCGTTTCCGCCAGGACCAGCCCCAGTTCCAACTGCTCCTGGTGTAGCTACCGCATTTGTTCCAGATTGACTAGCACCTCCACCACCTCCACCAATACGGTATGAGGCCCCGCCATCAGTTAATCCAGCGCCGCCAGGATTACCTTGACCAGGAGAGCCAGTGCCTGCTATTCCGTTAGTTCCACTGACTGTGCCGCCACCTCCACCAGAACCACCTGATCTTCCATTGGTTCCAGGAGCTACGGTGTCCCCACCACCACCACCACCTCCGCCAGTAGTAGTAATAGTGGTAAATCCAGCGGCTGGACTAGTTATATTTGAACTTGAGCCATCTAATCCTGCATTTGGTCTTGGGGCTGTTCCTGCTCCGGCTCCTACTGTGATAGTATAAACACTACCAAGAGCTGTTGCAAATGATCCATTGAGTAAACCACCAGCACCACCGCCACCACCGCCATTGGCGCTGCCACCACCACCACCACCAGCTACAACTAGATATTGTACAGTATATGTTGCTGGCGGAATTGGAGTGTTACCTGATATACTACCAGGGGGTCCTATGCCCATTGCTACTTGTCCGGTTATTGTTACGCCCATTGATTCGTTTTCCTATTATGCTGTAGGTATTTCTACCCAACTAGTTGTAGCTTCGTCCCAGTAATATTGTTTGTCATCCGTTGGGTATGGAGTAGGTGCTTCCCATGTCCATGTTGTTGTATTTAATATCCAGCTTGGGTATGGACTGGCTTGATAAAAAACATCCGCTACCGCATCATATACATAGCCAATTCCAGCGTAGTTGAATCGTAAAGCTAGCCCGCCATCTGGATTACCATCTTGACCATAGTGTATTCCGTTGCGGGTATTATATGAAGTCTGAATCCAAGTATTAGGTTCGCCGACAAGACCAGTATTGATAAAATCTTGTTCGGCAACAATTACTTGAGTTACAGTTCCGTTTTCAATTTTTGCAAAATGACTCATTTTATTTCTCTTTTGTAGTTATGTTCATATTAATATTTACGCTGTGTAAGATCCTGAAGTTGTATATATTAATACTGTCTTTCCTGGTGCTGCTGGTGGAGTTGTTACAGTGGCACCTGGTGCAGAAGCGGGTCCTGAAAAATTAGGAGTTGGCACTGAAATAATTACATTGCCTGAACCGCCAGTTCCACCTCGAACTGAATAGTTGCCAGATCCGTCAGCATTCCAGTTTGAGTCCCCGCCACCACCACCGCCGGTGCCAGCAAGTCCGAATCCCAATGGACCACCATTTCCAGTTCCAATAGCAGCTTGCCAGGTTGGAACTGGAGTGACAGTGGGGAAACCTCCTGAGAACCCGCCGCTGCCGCCGCCACCCAGGCCGCCTGGTGCAATTGCTCCGGGATATGGTCCGCGGCTGCCGCCACCACCACCACCATAGTAAATTGATACGCCAGTGATTGAACTGGATTGACCGTCTCCACCTTGGCTACGAGTGGTGGGTTGTCCGGGATAGCCAGCTGGCCAATTGGTAGGACCAGCATTGCCAAGTCTTCCAGCACCACCTCCTCCGCCACCGCCTAAGGCAGATGGCTGACCATCAAGATATCCAACACCGCCTGGATTACCATAATTGGTAGAAGTTCCACCAGGTGGTAAAGTGTGTGTCTGTGCTGGTTGTGTAGCATTCAACGGTGGATAAGTCAGGGCTGGATATGCAGGAACAGGGTTATAAGAATATTGCTGACCGCCACCGCCAGAGCCACCCGGTCCACCAGGCAAATATGGTGGCGGGTTAATAAACGACGAACCATATCCGCCACCTATAGCAGTTATGCTAACTGGAGTTGGTGCGGTAATAGTACTTGGTGTGCCTTGAGTACCTGGTACACCAATACCAGTAGAAGGTGCTGTTCCTGGCCATGTGCCACCTGCTCCTCCGCTGCCTCGAGTGATTGTATAAACTACACCACCGGTTAGTGTCATTGTTCCGGTTACTACTCCGCCACCACCGCCACCACCACTGGCTGTGCCATAGCCACTACCGCCACCACCACCCCCGGCTACTATTAGATAAGTTGCAGAATATGTTACTGCTGTTACTGTAAAACCAACAGTACTAGTAGTTGCAGCCACTTCATTGCCAGCATCCTTAACACTAAAAACAACATTAGCTGACGAATAGCTAGCAGTAGGAGTGCCACTTACTAGACCAGTACTTGAATTGATTGTTATGCCAGTAGGTAGTGTACCTGAACTGACATAATATGTATATGGAGTTGTACCAAATGTTACTGAGCTAAATGGATTAAAACTGGTTATAGCTGAATTTACTTGTACAGATACTGTGGTAGTAGCGCCGGCTACAGCAGTTATTGATGGGCTATAACTAAACCCACTACCTACGCTAAATCCTGCTCCGATTGATAATCCCATGTACCATCCTATTTGATACTGTATTTATAGGATTTTAACTTTTGGGGTGATGTCGACAGTTGGCACGGTGCCAACTTTGAGCGCACTAATCGACAAAAAAGCGCCCTCAGACGCTTTTCTTTTATGCTGTAAGTAGTGCAAATGACTCGTTAGAGAGAGTAGCTGTAACGTAAGACCAATTACTTAGCGCACCCACTTGTACAGGACTACTCCTATTGGTTAAATTGTTAAGTCCAAGTTGACCGTTAGTATTTCTGCCCCATGCCCATAGTGTACCGTTACTTTGTAAAGCTACAACATGGTTATAACCACAACTGAACTGAGCCCAATTGCTCAATGCACCTACTTGTACTGGACTCAAAATATTTGTTCCAGCCGAACCAACTCCTAGCTGACCAAAACTATTTAATCCCCAAGACCATAATGTGCCGTCTGTTTTGATAGCTACAGTATGTTGTTGGCCGCAGGATACTTGGCTCCAAGTGGTCAATGCTCCTACTTGGGTAGGACTGGATCTACTAGCAGTATCGCCTAGTCCTAACTGTCCGCGGTTGTTGTAACCCCACGACCATAGTGTACCAGGGCTTTGTATAGCCAGCGTAGATTTATATCCACAGGCAACTTGAGTCCATAGACTCAACGCACCTACTTGTATTGGACTAGAAAGACTAGTTAAAGTATTAAGTCCTAATTGACCTTGAGTGCCACTGCCCCACATGTATAGTGTGCCATTAGATGTAAGAGCCCCGGTGTAGCTGTATCCACAAGATACTGCAGACCAATTGCTTGCTGATCCTACTTGTACTGGACTAGATCTATTGACTGTATCTCCAAGACCTAATTGACCACTCGCATTACGACCCCATGTCCATAAAGTGCCATCGATTTTTCTGGCGGCCATATAATAATCTGTACTAGACGCAACTTGTGCCCATGTACTCAATGCGCCTACCTGAACTGGACTTGAATAACTAGTTGATGTGTTAAGACCTAACGCTCCAAACAAATTACCGCCCCATGTCCATAGTGTGCCATCGCTTTGTATGCCAGCTGTAGTAAAATAGCCACATCCAATTTGAGCCCAAGCGCTCGATGTACCAATTTGTACTGGACTGCTTTGACTGGTTGTAGTATTATTGCCTAATTGGCCCGAAGTGCCCATCCCCCACGCATATAAAAAATTTGTTGGTGGTGGAAGTGGAGTTATATATGTAAACCCAGGTCCTACGCTAAATCCTGCTCCGATTGATAATCCCATATACTATCCTTTTGATAGAGTATTTATAGGATTTTAGGATTTGTGGTGATGTTTACAGTGATCTCCGTGCCAGCGGACGTACATTGATACACTGGCAGTTTTCCCACAATGCTCACAAGTTTTTTTGATCTGACTTGGATGTGTTCCTTCAGCTAGTCTGCGCTGATTACTATCGCCGCCTAAAAAGTTATGTGTTCCTTCTTTGATTCTTTTAGCGTTTAATTCAGAGCCCAAGAAGTTATGTGTGCCTTGTTCTATTAATTTTTTGTTTAATTTACCACCAGCATTGGGACTTTTACCATTTTGCCAGTGATGTATGCCTTGCTCACTACGCCATATACTTGGATTATTAGTTAGATTAATATGGTTACCATTTGCCATGGCTTTTTTAGCATTGCGACCATCTTTGTTTGGATGGTTATCTAAAAACTCTTGTTTAGCTTCGGGATCGCGATTCATCCAATGAGCATCACCAGCAAATTTTTCTCTGTATTTTTCTGGATCTTTATTAAACCAATGATTTTTGCCTGATATTTTTGCCACAAATTCTGGATTTTTCATTGGATTATTATCTGTATCAAATCCTATCGGATCAGGTGTTCGATTCATACAGTTAGGTTTACCAAAATTTTCAGCTAGATATTTTCTTTCAAGTTCTTTTACTTCATCAAATGAATTAGCATATTCTAATATTTCTCTTGTAAGAGTTGACTTATCTTTTATTGACAACGGCCATTTACCAGAACCCATATAACCATCATCGATGTTATCTGTACTATGTCTACCAATATAGTATTTGCCGTTTTTGTGAACTGTTTTGTATATAAAATGTTTCATAGCTTTATTTATATAATCCGCAGCATTACTAAAAATAAATGTCAACAAAAAAGGACCTTTCGGTCCTTTTCTGCCTTCCCATCCCTGGGTTGTTTATTGCTTGTTGTATTACAACTGGATTAACTAAAACTCAAGTTCTGAACAGCAATTTCGCCAACGTAGTCAGCGGCATTACCGAACGAAGATGCGGTGTTGGTTAATTCCACAAACCCGTAACGAGTCATAAATGATACGACTGGTTCGAATGTTGTTGGATCCAATACAACACCAGAGCTCATCAATGGAATGTATGGGCAATAGAACGCAGCGGCATCAGCCTCTGAAGAACCTTTGTAACCAACTAACACTGATTGTGTATCTGGAGCATAGCTGTTTACGAATACACGTAAAGAACCGTTCAATGTGCCAACAAACTTGGTGTTTGTAGGTGCTTCGAATGTACCTTCTGTTGTACGAGCAAAAGCTGATGTTGTTGCACTTTGTAATACTGTCAAAGCAGCGGAACTTACAACTGCCCAGTTACCTGCGCCACGACGTGTGCGCTGAGCGATCAAGTTAGCAACACGATTGATAAGAACTGCCAAAGCGGCATGCTCGTCACCAACGAATGTAGCTGTACCTGAAACTGTAGCTTGGTTGTATGTGTACTCTGTAGCAGCCAATGCACTTAGAGATAATAAAATCTCTTGGTCGATCTCAGCTGTGATCTCTTGAGCCAATGCGGCCATGATTTCAGCTTCTACATCGATACCATGCATAGCTTGTGCGTCTTGAGCACTTTCAAATGTCCAACGAGCTTGTAACTTACGTGTCTTAGCTTCGACAGCTTGTTTCAAGATCTGGATGGAGATCTGCTTACCGCCTGTACCTTCCATAGTGGCTGTATTGTTACCAGTATAATTGGTAGCAGTACCTGTGCCCTGTGGAACTGTAGAGTATGCTGTAGCAATGGTGAATGGGCTTAACGCTTCTTGACCAGCTGTTACAGATGTAGCGGCTAAACTATTATCAGTCAATGACTGAGCATAGCGTACACGTAATGTGTGGATTTGGCTTACAGGACCAGTCATTGGCTGTACACCAACCAACTCGTTAGCGATAACGGTTGGCATTACACGACGGATTACTGGGAGAATAACACGATTCAATGTAGCAATGTTACCACTTGCTGTTGAACCTGAACTTGCATTCTCTTTCAAATACTTGCGTGTATTTTCTAGGATTACTGACATTGAATTGCGCTTGCTGCCGCCTAGGCCTTCAAGCAACGCATCTTTGGTTTCGCCCCAACGGCTTTCTAATAAATCTTGTGACATTTAAGTCTCCTTTTTGTTTTCTTTTTACAGCCCTGCCAAACGCTTTAAGTCGATGACATTGCTTTCGCTCAGCTCATCTTGCTCTTGGCTACGGGCAGATTTATCGCCAGTTACTTCGGTTAATGATTCTGTAATCACTGTTTTACGAGCTTTTACTGAACGATTTTCCAAAACAGCTGGAAGATACTTTTCAAATGCGTTCTTTAGACGGGTAGTCTGAACGCTTTCGAGTAAATTACGCATTACTTCTGCTTTTTCCTCGTTTAAAGGAGCTAGCAGGTCATCCATTGTGCGGGTGCGCTCATTGGACTCTTTAAGGATGCGTACTTCACGTTCCTTGGATTCGACAAGAACAGTTGCTTTCTTGGCGAATTTGATGGCTTCAGCAATCTTCTGATTTTTCTCTGCAATAACATCATGTAACTTACGAACTTCCGCTTTCTCATTTAAATGAGTTGCGCCAAATTCAGCTGAGTATGCTTCAAAAATACGACGTCCAAAATTGTTCTCGCGAGCAACTTGGATATCTTCTTTCAATTGACTGAGTTCAGCCTTGAGATGCTTGGATACAGCTTGTGTCATCTTGTCAGCAGATTCTTTTACGAAACGTGCTTTTAAGCCTTCTAACTGACTACGAGCATTTGTAACTAAACGAACTTTAGTTTCAACTACATCGCGCTTGTCTTGGGCAAATTCTTGGATTTCACTAGCCAACGCATGAACGATGAAACCTTCTAATTTCTTAAGGCCTTCGTTATGTGTTTTACGATCTCTACGCAGCTCGCCAATTTCTTCCGCTAATTTGGAAACCATAAAGCTATTAAACTTTGTGGCGTCTTCCTTAATTTTGCGTTGGAATTTAACACGATCTTCAGCAAGAGCAGATTTTTCTGCTCGTAACTGTTGAACTTCTGCGATAAGACTTTCTGATACCATGCGATCAAGGGCTTCGACCATCACTTGTTTGTCATGCTCATAGCGTTGTGCAAACTCTTCGCGGAGTTCTGCACGTGCTAGTTCCTTAGCTTCAACGATCTTGGCTTCCCAAGCTTCGTTGATTTCAGCTTTCGCTTCTTCGGTAACTAACTCACTATCTAACAACGGCTTTAGTGCGTCTAGCATTTTATTTCCCTTCAATCTTAAGACCACGTATTAGACGAATCACTTCGCTTTGTACGTATCTTTGTGCTTTGTTGCTTTTAGCTGGATCCTTAAACATTTCCAAAATCTTTTGTCCGCCGGTATGATTTAACAAACCTTCGTAAATTGCTGTTGGATATGCGTTTGGAGCACTTGGCTGAGCAACTACATCAACAGTGACTATTTCAAAGTCACTGACATGTCCGTTTGAGTCGTTGACATTTCCTGATCCACGACTACTAACCCCTAATTTTACACCACTATCCAACATAGTCTTAACTAGTTGACCCATTGGTGTAGGTAATATCTTTAACTTGCCATAACCGCAAGGACCATCCATCCACATATTTTCAATCATATGTGAAACACGATCCAAATTAATTTTTAAATCATCTGGGTGATCTACTTCACCTAATACAGAGTGACCTGTTTTAATTTGTTCGTTGATAGTGTCTACTGCTTTAGTAATTTCATGTACCGGATATACCCGCTCGTTAGCGTTTCTTACGCCACCCTCGATGCAAATACCCTTCATATAAAGAGTCTTGCCGGATCCATCAGCAGCTTCCTCAGACTCTAAAACTACACGAGCCTGAGTAAAGCTAAGATGTTCCTTGAGATAAGTGTTGCGAGCCATATCTATGGATTAACCTTTTGGAAAAGGTGTTTTTGTATTAACGCCAGTTGCCTGGGATAATGTTGGCTTTGGAGCGGCTTCTAACTTACTGCCGTTCTTAGCTGGTACATTTTTAAAACTGCCTGCGCCTGGTAAATTGCCACGGCCTTTGTCAGCATAACTTGTTGGAGCTTTGTAAGCTGCTGTGCCGTCTGGATTTGCTTCAGATGCTGTGTTGCGTACTGGCTTTGCGGCCATTCCAGCTGCGCCAGAGTTGGCTGCTACTGGGCTCTTAGAATTAGCACCGTTGTCGCCGTGTGTTGGGGCTGCAACTTTAGCTAGACTAATGTTTTCACTCATTGGTACATCTTGAAATTCTGATGTATCATCATCTGCGTATGCGTCGCCGCCTACTTCACCGTCTACTGGCTCCATGTCGAACTCGTCATCGCCGTGCTCAACTGCTTCGTCGCCCATTAACGCTTCAAATTCAGCCATTAATTCGTCTAATTTATCTTCTAAATCAACCACGCGATCTTCGATATCACCTTCACCAGCGTCATGATCAGCTTCGATATCGTGAGTTAAATCTTCGCCATCTTCTTCAGCTTCGTCATCAAACTCAGCATCGGACTCTTCAGTCATGCCTTCTTCGTCTGTTTCAACTTCGCGCATTAAATCTTGGCTAGCAGAACCGGATGTGTCGCCCATGTCTTCTTCAATAGACTCTTCATCGTCCATTTCAGACTCATCAGCACGTTCTTTTTTGTCTTCGGCATCATCATACTCGATGTCTTTTTTAACTTTTTCAGCAGCACGTTCAGCGTGATCGTCTTCTTCAGCGTCAGACTCTTCGTTCATTAAATTCTCATAGATTTCGCGTGATTTTTCAACTACGATATCATGGAATAATTCTTTAGCTTTCGCTTCTTCATCATTGATTACATATTCAATCAATTGTTCAAATTTCGATGTCATTTATTTCTCCTTTAGAATGGCTCGTACTTTATTTACTAAAGTAAAGTAATACTAGTGTATTATAGGGTGAAATATAGGTGTTTTATGTAACTTTTATTAAAAAAGATTACATTACTGGCTCAGGGGGAGGAGCGTATTGCATATTGACATATTTTAATTTGTCTTTAAATTCAATTTCGCGCAGTTCATTCATCTGTCTTAATTTGCGAATTTGTTTTAATGTAAGGCGAGTCTTACGCAGTTGACCCATTTCTGGTTGCGAATTATCGTCATTTAAGTCCTGATATGCTTCAGGACTTTTTTCGTAGAGTTCATTTAAAATCATAGCTTAGTATTTAGCCATTAGATTTTAAAGTGAATATTTGATTTTATTTAGGTTTTTTAGCTGTAAAAGTAGCAGTAGATGTAGCTTTATCCATGCTCATATATGCTGTACAAGCAAAATTCCAGTCGTCATTTCCTAGTCCATCGCCGGATATTTCGTCGCGGCATGGAACTTCTAACACTACATGTTTAACAACATATTCTTTATCGCCCTCAAACACACGCCAAGCGTGATCTTTAGAACCACGACCTGGTTGTCCTCTGGATTTATTAAAACGGATTAGATATTTGTTCATACTATAGTAGCTTGTGCGCCTGGTCCTGCGCTAACTTGTGTATTTACTTGTTTAGCTACTATACCCAAGTTAAAATGTATAAATCTAAATGGTTTATCGCTGGGATTTTTTGTAAATGAATGCGGTAACCAAGAATTAGTTATCATCAATGTACCAGGTTCTGGTGTAAAATTAATCATAGTACTGGCATAGGTAGCCTGCGACATATCTGTTTCAGGTAAATTGGAAAATACTTTGGATGGCCTTGGATCGTGTATAATAACTTTAGGAGTATTTTTAGGAACGTCCAGGAAATAAAATCCAGAAATCTGATTACTTGGGTGTACATGTTCTTCTTGTCCGGAAAATTTGTAATGTTCCTGGGTCCACATTTCAAAAAATGCCACATCTAAATTTGTTAGATTATAACCTTGTCTGATTAAAATATCTCTAGCTAGATATCCAATAAAATTTGTAAAATTGGAAAGTCTTGGATCAGTAAACATATTATCGGACATATAAACAGGATATATTTCATCTAGCTTATTAGTTTTTTTAACACGATTTATGTATTCTCTGGAAATTTTATTAACATCTTTGAGAAATTCTGGTTTCTGTACAGTATATACTGCCGATGTAAAATAGTGCCACTCATTCATTTGTAGTGTACTATTTTGAGTTGTTTGATCAGATGAGTCGTCGCCGACAATTTCTACTTTGCTTGTCATAATTTTCCTAGGTTATGTATAGATAATAACAGATTACTGCGGTTAAGTCAACTACTTTTTGATGTGTTTGGTTAAGCGCCGGCGCCAGTAGCAGCTGGACTGCCTGCCGATCCGCCAGGAGGCATACTAGGCATTTCACCAGGTCCGGCACCGGTATCGGTTTCTGCGGTGCCTAATCCAGAATCAGCCATTTCTTCACCAGTGGCAATATCTGCGTCCATAGCAGATGGCATAACTCCAACATTACGCAGATCTTTACCAGATGCTTTGACCATATTGGCAACATCACGCTCTTCCTGCCACAATGTTTCATTTTCAAGTACTTCTTCATCGGTTAAACCTAAGTAGCGTTTAAGCAGAAAGCGTTTACTCATATATGGTAGTGGTTCAATAGCTGTAAATGTAGCAACACGAGCAGTATCGAGTTCTGATTGACGATAGCTGGCAAAATTTTGTGGTTCAGATAGACTAATATTAAAGATACCGCTGTCAATATTAAAGCCTCTCCAGCGTAAAAACAGTTTAAATTCGTCATCTAACTTCTGCATAATCAGCTTTTGTAAGCGTTCGCAATACTTGTTAAATCGGAATTCTTGGATTAATGCTGTGCCTACTTTGCCATCATTCATTGCGGCGCCAGAATCATCTGGTCCTGTTGGCAAATAACTACTTGGCACACGCAGTCCGCGAGCCATTTTATTATTAAAGTATTTTAAATCGTCAATCTCACCAAGATTCTGCCCGCCGGGTAGAACTTCTACAGAACTACCCCGTCCTTCAGACGTTTGCGGAAAGAAATAGTCTTCATTAACACTTAATGGATTGTAACTAGCATCCATCATGTTAGCACCGCCACCTGTTACAGTGGGAATACGGCGTTGATGCATTTCATTTTTAACACGCTCAACAAAGGCCATGGCCATATGACTGGGCATATTACCCACATCAATTTTAAATAAACGGCGTTCTGGAGCTCGTTGTACACGATAGATAAGAACTGAGTCTTCTAATAGTTCTTTTTGTTTGTAAACTTTATAAATGTTTTCTAAAATACTCTGTCCAAATGGCCAAAAGTAATCTAAACCTTCATTTAAACTTAAATGTACCACGTGTTTAGCGTCAATACATGATTCATTCATGGCTTGGGTAAAACGACTGTTGCCTACTCCACCGCCACCGCCACCACCTGCTCCACCATTTGGAGCATTATAGTTGTTACCTGTAGTAACAGAGCCAGTTGAACGACTAACATAATAGTCAGAAGTTGTTTTGGCTGCCATGCTCATGTTTTGAAAGTTAGGATTAATGTCGCGAATAATATAT